TTTATTGAGGATGATGACTGGATGAGGGGTCAGGTTGATTATCTTCATTTGCGCCCCATGTCAAGTCTCAAATCAAATACCTTCTGCAAATTCCAGACCTCCGTGTTTTTCTCGGCCATTTGTCGGAACTTCTTTCGTTGGGCTTCCTTCCACTCAGAAAGGGACATTATCGGTGTCGGTGTATGGGGTTGTAATTTCTGGGGGATAGTTCGCGTCTTTTTCTGCTTCATAAATAAATGAAAAGTTTGGATGTTTCATAAGTTCCAGCTGACCAGTTTCTCCGTGCCTATTTTTCTCGAAGATTAAATGTACAACATCTTCGGTGGAATTTCCATCATCATCAGTTTCAATGTTGTAGTATTCTGGACGATGGATGAAAATGACTGAATCGGCATCCTGCTCGAGCGATCCCGAATCGCGAAGGTTATGAAGTGAAGGCGGCCTTCCTTTTGAGCCTGTAACAGATTCCCGATTAAGCTGAGACAAACACAAGATACAAGCATCAAGGCGGTCTTTTGCAGCAGACTCCTTTAGCCTCCGACTCATGTACCCAATCTCACCATTTCGATTATTCTGATACCCCTCTTTACTCATCAACTGCATGTAGTCGATTATGAATAGCTCAATCCCAAACGATTCTTTCATGCTATACATCAAATCGAGAATCACCTCAAAGTTACCTGGTGGGTTTTCGAGATACAAGGGCAAGTCCCCAATTTCCTCCGCCGCCTTGTAAACCTTTCGGAATTGGTCATCGGTTAAGTTCCCACGACTAATATCCGAATAAGAGATTCCAGTTGCAGCTGCAAAAAGTTTCTTTTCGATTTGGCTGGGTGACATTTCGAGGGTAATGATACCAACCTTACCGCCAGCTTTCGCGGTATTGTAGGCAAGACACAAGGCCATGGTAGTCTTACCCATCGCAGGACGCCCAGCCAAATAAATGAGGTCTGAGGGCTGCCATCCAGCAAGTCGGTCATCAATCGTTGTGTAGCCGCTGCTTGGCCCTAACAGTTTGAACTTACTACTCATTGCCCTTTCAATTTCTTGAATTGTTTCAATTGCATAATAGCTCCTCTTATCCTCAGCACTAGCGTTTGCAATTAGATTCTCATATTCTGAAGTGATTTGCGCCATCACTTCCCCGTGCTTGGCTCCCTTGGATAGGTTCATGGTGTTGGCAGTCAAGATTCCAACCAGACCCTTTCGTATATTTTCCGTATAGAAATTCTGAATGACCTCCTCACTTGATTGCCGAAGGTCAGGGGCAACTGTGATGTAGTCGTATAGTTGATTAGGCTGAAGTCCTGCATTTTGCGCAATGTAGTTGACATCTATGGCTTGGAACTTGTCAAGGCACTCCCATATCGAATCGGCCAGTGTCTTGTTTGACGCGCCAAACATCTCAGGAGAGAGCTGACTTGTGACATTGCGCAGATTGACCTTACCCTTGAGAATCGTTCCGAGAACTATTGCTTCTGTGTCCATGCGTCTCGGTGTTTGATAAAGTAATCATTGCAAAGCTCACTCAGTCCAGCCTGTGAAACCACGCGCACCAACATCTTCATCATCGGATCACCAAGCACCTGCTTTGTGTCTCCTTTATATTTCTCGAATAAGCGCCCCATCTGCTCATCCGCGGTCTGGTGAATGATAGCAAGGTCTTTCTCCCTCTCTCTTCTATTCGCCTCTTCAATAATCATCTTCGCCATCTCTTGATTCCCATCCCTGACCAATTGCCGGCTTGTCTCGATTGCTTTTTCCATTTCTGAATTCATGGCTTTAGTTTTTTGCCGATCTCGGCCAGTTTATTAAATTCGTTGACATCACCCGGAACCACTCCCGAACTCGTAGCCGACCTCATCGATGGGTCATCTTGCTTGAGTGGTTGGAGACTTGCTAAGATAGCAGATTTGATTTCTGAAGTTGTACGCCCTGAGGAAAGATGTTCAACGGTTTCTCGTAAGGGCTTCCATGCTCCGTAGTCAATCGAGGCATTGCGGCCAACGTATTCATTGAAATAATCCACCACCTCGCGGATCTGGGAATCGAAGCGTTCAGCCCCCATGTCGTGCAGTCGAGATGAGAGTCTATCATTTTTCAAAAATTCAATCCCCCTTTTCTTTATTTCTTCTTCTTTATATTTATGTACAACTTTTTCGGGGGTATCGTACGAAAAAGTGTCCGAAAGTCCGTATGGTGGACTATTCTTAAGTGATTGATTTTCATTTGACTTAGGTGTACGACTTTGCGTACTGTTTTGAGTACGACTTTTTGCGGTTGAGCGTACAACTTTTGTACGACTTTTATCCTCCAAATTATTATAAGTGTCGTAGTTGCAAATAGTTACAAGCGTTATGTTCGTACAAATTTCTGTCTTTATCATGCCCTCTTTTTGAAGCCTTTTCATGAAGTACTGGACTTTTGAGATTGTCCAATATTCATCTTTTGGCCCATTAAAACCTCGAACCAGATATCTGATTGGAGCAGCTAATTGTCCACGTTTTACGAATATTCCGCGGCCGCTGATGGTCAGCCATTGGTCCTTCCATTCAGCTTCAAGGATCATCCATATCCATGCGTGAAACCATTCCTTTTTATCTCTGAATATCCAGCTATCTCGAATCTTTCGGTGAAGCTTTATGTATCCTTCATTCATTGTTTTTGATTTACGGACATAAAAAAAGCCAGCGAGCAGGACGGGACATCTGGATCTCGCTGGCAATGATTATGCGAAAAACCTTACTTGTCTTTGCTTGTAGGATGTCCCGTCCATGAAGCTTAGGCAAAGATAAGCGTATTAAATCAATTCTACAAGTGACTACACAATACCCATCTTCGCCTCAAGCAGTTTCATGTGTGTCTCAATCCTTGCCTTTTGGTCTTTATTGCGTGCGGACTTCTTCATCCGGTAGAACAGTTGCAACATCTTAGCCGGAGGCATCATCTCCCATCCGTACCAAGTGCGCCCGTCTTTTCCTATTCTTTTGCTTGTGTAGCAATTGATTTTGGTGTGGAATGTGTCTTGTGACATAGTTGTTAAATTTAGAAAAGTTTAGTTTGTAATTCTGATTCAATAGCGAACTTGTGATTCTTCACATTAAGATTAAAGTAGCTTTCCTTCAACTCAATACTGATTGACTTTCTATTCATCTTAAGTGCCTGATATCCTTCTGAACCAATACCACCAAAAGGACTGAATACTGTTTCACCCTCATTGCTATACAAGTGTATTATCCTTTCGATAGTATCAAGTTGAAGAGGGCAAATGTGCTTTTCATCATTATTATCCTTTGCAGACCTGTATTGCAAAGTTCTGCTATAATTTACGTCCATCCAGACTGGACTTGCGTAATGCTGCCAAACATCAACTGGCAAATAGTCTGGCTTAGATGGATCTGTATCCTGATGAGTAATTGGTACTTTATTTTCACCCTCATTCCTAAAGAAAAGTACATAATCCGGAATGCCAACACATGACATTGATGAATCCTTCTTAATGGTCTTGTGTAAAAGCCCTAATGATTTGGTTCTTTGCATCTGAGTTACTGGATTCTTCCAAATTGTAACTCTTGAATGGTAAATAAAGCCCTCGACTGAGAACATATTCTGGATAATTCCAGAGAAGTCTCTTAGCCCAATAACTCCATCCAAGCTTTTACGCAAAGGCAAATCCATGCAATGAACTGCGCATATTCTTCCAGGCTTCAGTATTCTTTTTAATTGCGGAATTAAGTATGAGAAATGAGTCTTAAACATCTCATAATTTGAGACATTACCCATATCTTTTGGATTGTCAGAATACACATACAGCTCTGCAAATGGAGGGCTGAACACAATCAAATCGACTGAATTATCCTCAATCTCAGCTGACCTTTCTACACAATCCCCATTCATCAATAAATACTTATCTGACTTCACAGTATCAGATTCAATCTTCGCCTTAAACTTATCAAGAGAAGTGTAGTCTGCCTGAGATGAATACTTACTCATTTCTTCAATCATTTCTTTGTGATTTTTTTGTTTTTGTAAAATTGATTGCCTTACATTTTTTTGGCTCTCTGGAATCATTATATGTACATTTACATTCTCTGATTGGCCAAATCTGTATGAGCGCCTTACGGCTTGATAAAACTGCTCAAACTTAAAGTCATAGGAGCAAAATACCATGTTGTGACAATTTTGGAAATTCATTCCAAAGCTGGCAATACTTGTCTTTGTGATTAAAACCTTAAATTCTCCTTTGGCAAATCCATTCAATTTATCCGCCTTAAATTCTGGAGTGTCGCTACCTTTTACGTTAACTGAATCATTTATCTTTTTTGCAAGAAGTTCCGATTCAGTATTTCTTAGTGTCCATATGATCCACTGTTTATCTGAAGAATTTACAAGGTTGGCAGTTCTTTCCACTCTTTCATTCATAGACCTATTTAGGTCTTTATGTAGATCAGTAGCAGATACGGCAACATCAGCAAATAAGGAGCCGGTATTATTTTGGACTGGAATAATATGTTCAATGTAGTTTATTTTAGGTAAATCATAACCACATTGAGATTCATCAATTCTTTTTGGATTATCAAGTGACATAGAAAATGTGCAAATGTATTTCCAGAAGTCATCCTTTGCATGTTTCCTAAGCCTCCATTTCTGTGTCTCACCACCATCATGAACAAAGAACATCGCAAGCATTTCAGCGTATGTCATTGTTCCCAAAAACTCACTATGCTGGCCAAGTTCCATGTGGTCATTTGGCGATGGTGTTGCGGTACATGCAAGCTTATATTTGTAGTTCCTAAATGAATCTATAATAAGAGATGCCATTTTGCCATTACCCTTCAATATACTTGATTCATCTAATACAACTCCTTTATATTGTGTTAAGTCGCAATTCTTTAATTGGTCGAAATTCACAACATCAATATTTGACAAATCAACACCAAACTTATTAGCCTCTGATTTAGTCTGCTGCACAACTGACAAAGGTGCCAATATTAAAACCTTCGATTGAGTATGTCTTGAAACATGATATGCCCATTCAAGCTGCATGAAAGTCTTTCCAAGTCCGCAATCCATGAAAAGAGCAAATCTACCTTTCTTAAGCGCTATTTTTACAGCATACTTTTGCCAATCAAATAAATTGTCATTCAATTCATTTACCTCAAATCCAGTATCTATCTGAATCCTTTTCTTAGAATTTATAAATTGATTATAATCTTTCATAGTCTTTACTTTATGAGGAACCGACGTGAGCCAGCAACCTCGGTGAGATAATCGTTGTATAAATCTTGATTCTCGGTCTTGAATCGCTTCGCGTCGAACTTCTGCGAAGCTCTTGCAGCCTTCCAAGTAATTACAGGCTTCCCATCATACAAGACCGCCTCACAGTCGCGCATGGTCATCTGAATCTGCGCCTTGAGTTCTTCCTTGCGAGATTTGAGGGCCTTTTCTTCGGCGGCAATATCTTGAAGCTCTTCGACCACGTCCATCACCTCCTGAGTTGCCAGCATTGATTTACCATCTTTGTGAGTCGGATGTTTTGAAAGCACATCGGCCACATTAACCAAAGGCGGCTCCTGGTCGGTAAGTACATGATTCAGCCAGAAGTTGTCAGCCTGTTCAGCCATGTACAAGAAATATTCCTCATTGAAGTCAATCTCAAGGTAACCAAAAAAGACACCTCTGGTTAACCAAGCCACCGCGCCCTTTTTG